AACGAGGCTGATTGGAAAACGTTAATTAATACAGGCAATGGTGAGCCGGGTTATGTAGAAGATCCTGCTCATGATGGCGTGATACAGGAGATAATAGAATGAATAATTTAGAGAAACGACAATCGTTCTTTAGTCCCAAACTAGAGGTGGGACATATCATCTACTACAAAACGTTCTTTGACAATGAGCGTAGAGTCCGTGTGACCAACTTTGCAGATGAAAAGAATGGACAAAAGGTTTTTACCGCCGTTGAAACAGACAGCGGTAGAAAAGTCTGGGGCTATCAAGACCAGATTACAAAAAACTTGGGACATGAGTTTCAAGAAATAGAGAAATAGGAGAAATATATGATGGATAACATCAGTCACGAAAAGGGTGACAGAATGATGTCTGATAGTAACTTCTCAGATGCGGCAAGCGTCGGCGTTGTATGCGCCGAAGCGTACTTCCCTGTGGAGTACCTGCCTTGCTCGTTTGAATGGAGTTACGAGGATCCGATGTACGGACCTAGACTGATCCCTGAAACACCTAAATATGAAACAGGGAAGTACAAGGGTGAACCGTTACACGTTTACGTGGCACGTATGGACACCCCGATACCTACGGTATTGGGAATCCACTCATCTAAGTATGACCGGAGTCAAGACGGGTATGCCACTGTGTTGGATCAAGCAGAGATGCTTTTCCCTAACACGGCTGACATGTGTACCTTGTTTGGTAAAGGTGAGCGTCTGGTATTCACTCAAAATTTGGGTGATGAAGTTGATCTAGGGAACGGCGATACTTTACAGCCTCGCCTTGTCTGGACATCCTCTTTGAATGGGTCGTGGGCTACAAGCGTGCGGTCCATGATGCACAGACTCTCATGCACTAATCAACTCATGGGTACTACACCTTTGTGGAAGGTGCGGCGTACAGCGAATCATTCTGATTTGGTGGAGGCTCGTGCTCAGATTCTTTCTAACCAGATGGCACACGCTGAGGCGTATGCTAATCAGGCTAGGGTGATGGCCTCGCAGGAGTTTACTGACGAAGAGTTCAGGAATCTCATACAACATTTGGTGCCTGATCGTCAAGATCAGGACATCTCTGACAGGGCGTTAGATAACGACCTTGCTAAGAGAGGTGCCATGCTGTTGAAATGGAATCAGGAGAAAGAAAGTTTTGGTGCTGGATCGCATTTAATAGGCAGTCGTTGGCTGGCTTACAATGCAGTTCAGGGTGCTGAACAGCATTACATAAACCAAAACTGGAAGCATGATCCTGAGAAGGCTTTAGCCAAATCAGTGGAAGGCAAAACACCTTTCGCTAACGAGGCTTGGAAGACACTCATTGAAGCCTGATTACAGTCAGGCCGCCTGCAAGGGAGTTGACACTCACTTGTTTTACCCAGAGGTGATAGGCGAGAGAGGCAAAAAGATGAAGATGAAAGAACCCATCAAAATCTGTGCCGTCTGTCCTATCCAAATGGATTGCTTAATCCACGCCTGCGAAACCGGAGAGTTTTGGGGCGTCTGGGGAGGCGTGTCTGAAAGAAGAAGAAAACAGTTAGCAGAGTCCAAAGAGTATCATCTTTGGGAGGCTAGAGACTGTCAAGTTTGCGGTCAAAAGTTTATGCCAACTGTCCAAACCCAGTTCAACTGTGGACCTAAATGTTTTGCAGTCTACAACAGAACTTCAAATAAAAATGCAAGACGAAGAGAGAGAGCAAAAAATGGCTAAAACATTATCAGAGTTCCCGTCGGATCACACAGGTGGAAGACCTGAATTGTATCCTTGGGACCAATGGCTAGATGGACGACCTTGGTTGTTGACCAATGGTGAGGACTACAAGACCACAACCAAACAATTTAGGAACGCCGCAGAAGCGGCTGCCCGAAGGAAGGGATTGTGGATACGAGGTCAGGTCCAAAAAAATGGCATAGTTATACAGGCATATGAGAAAGAAGGAAGGGTGCGTTTGTAATACTGACTTGATATCAGTATACGCCTGTAGTAATATTAGATAAGTGGGGCAGAGGGTTTTTGCACATCTCTCCTTTCCCCTCTGCCCCACGTATACATTAGGAGTTGATATGGATTTGGAAGAGCGTGTTAAAAGATTGGAAGATCTTGTAGCGCCAGATGACCAAGAAGGTAACGTAGCCGATGCGCTTATAAACCTTTATGGGAACTTTGTGCAAAGTTTAATCTGGCAAGGAGATTTTCTGTTTGACTTACAGAATAGTATGGAAAATATGATGATGAAAATATCTTCATTAATACCAGACGAACTATTAGAACAACTACAAGAAAAACCAGAAGGAGAACCTGAAGTAAAACTACACTTAGTAACCGACCCACAAGAGTCTTAACCCCCTCGGACTCTTGTGGTCCCTTGTACCCCACCCCCCTTTAGGGGGGGGTGGGGTACAAATACCAGACAAGGAGAAAAATGGAAAATTGGGATGAAGCCTTTAAAGAATTTATTGATGGCGAAGAAGGAATAGAGTTGACCGTGGACATGCGAACCGAAGAAACTTTGCGTATAGCGGCAGAGTTTCTTCGCAACGTTGAAGTGATGGAAGAAACGGAACCATCGTTTGAAAGTCTACAACACGCTGTTGCTTGCGGTATGCAAATAATTTTAAACTGGCCTGTTGAAAATACTGAAACGCATCAACACTACTGCGATGACCACGCAGAGTTTGGGGCGAGCATAAATCGTTTAAGAAGATTAAGCGGAGTAACAAAGGAGAGCAAATGATAACTGATGACGGGCGGATCGTACTCCGCCAATCATGGCTAGGTTCTCTAGCCATGTGTCCTGAGCGAGCCAGACAAGATATGTTAGGCATCGCTGAGAACACCGAGTCAACGTCAACGATGATTGGGACATCTGTCCATTATGGAATAGAGCAATGTCTCAACGAAGTGATGATGACAGGAGAACCGTTGTCGCAAGCCGACACTGTGGAAGCGTCTATGAAATGGTGGAATGACAGCCATGATGAGATAGTTCGCTGGAACCACGACAAGTCTGAATGTGAAGATATCATTCAGAAGAACACGAACGTGTGGTGGGAAGAAGTAAGACCCGACATGAAACCAATCGCTGTTGAGGAACGGTTTGAAGTTCCTTTAACGCAGACCGATGAAGGTACTGAAATCTGGTTGCAGGGAACTATTGACTGTGTTCAAGAGTTTCCCAATCCGATTGTGGATTGGAAAAATCCGGGTCGTAAACCATCTAACGCATGGGAACTGAAACGCTGGTCTGTGCAAGCAGCAGCGTATTCGTATGCGGTTGACAAGGTGCATGGTTTCGGACCGTTACCTTTTGAGTTCGTGCATTTAGTTAAGGGTGTAGTCCATCGCACACAGGTGGAGTTTGGACCGGCGGAATGGGATAGTCTGGTTGCTCTCGCCCATTCTGCTGGAACCCTTATTGAAGCAAATCTCTCAGTATGGCCCCTCAATATGTCAGGTTGGCATTGCTCCCCCAAATGGTGTGGCGCATGGAAAACCTGCCGAGGGCAATATGCTGGACCAGATCCCTTTTAACCAACAAAAGATAGGAGAACAGGGAATGACAGAAGAAAACAACAACAGTTTCACTGTGTTTCGCAGGCAGGTCATCCAAACGGGTGATTATGAACCTGCCGAAGCGTCATGCAGCGTTTCTATAACCATAGATGCTACGGCATCGCAGGAGGATGTAGCAGCGGAGATCGCTAAGTGGGGAACCACTTTAGAGATCGCCAACTACGAAGCACTAGGTGTAGGTTATGAACTTACAGAACAGGGTGTGAGACTCTTAGAAAAAAGTGTTCGGTCAAGTACACCGGATGCTCCCGTGGCCCAACAAGCGACGGGGAATAAATCCTACAGCAACGCCAACTCCTCAAAAGGAGGATCTTTACAAGAGATCTGGCGTGACCTGATGGACAACCAAACTATGTGGTGGCCACCGAACTGGCAGGATAAATTAAATCCTGACAAGGAAGTGAACGCTAACGGTCCTGACTATAAGCGTAAAGCAGATGGTAAGGGTGTTTGGTTATCCAAGAAAGACGGCACTCCACTCATTCCTGACTGGTTTGTTTGTCCTTTCACGGGTAAAACCTCTGCTGAACTGAAGGCTATAGCCAAAGAGGTTAGAGCCTGATGGATGTAGTCCTGCACTCGCAGGACGAAGTAGCCTCCCGACTCGCTGCTGCACAAGAAGCGGCAGCGACGGGGGGTAACCCTTCTGAACCTCTGGAAACGTCTGAGAACGGCTCTGTGGCCGTCTCAGAGGACTCTGGAAGTAAGAAGCCTCTTCGTTTTGCGTTAACATCAGCAGTCGTAGAGAACCTTATAGGTTTTATACGCAACCCATCAGAACGCTGGTACCTAGGATTTTCCGAAATAGACATAGCGACACGTGGCATAGGCCGTGGAGAAGTGTTGTTGGTGGTAGGCCGGAGTCACACAGGTAAATCACAAGTACTGTTAAACAGTATTGTGACCAACTTAGTGAACGACCCCGAAGCCCACGTTGTCATATTTTCAATGGACGAACCTAGAGAACTAGTGGTGATGAAACTATTCTGCCTCTTACAAGGCAGATCATCGTCAGAAGTAGAAGAAGCAATCAAGGCTGGAGATAAGGACACACTGTCTGATCTTGAGCGAGCAGCCACACAAGAGTTATCACGTGTGGCAATCATTGACGAATCTATGACTCTGGAATCCATGTCAGCGGCAATGGATGAAGCAAGAGCATGGTGGGGTAAGAACCCATCGTTCTGCATGATTGACTACCTAGAATTATTGCCCGGCGGAGAAGCCGACGCATCAGGGGTCACGGCCAAAGCGCAAGCAGTTAAACGTTGGGCTAAAACTCAACGTGTGCCGATTGCTTTAGTTCACCAAGCCGGACGATCAGCAGGGAACCGAGGCCAAGCCGCCGGTATCCACGCTGGACGATACGGAGGAGAACAAGAAGCAATCTTCGTGCTGGAAGTGTACCGCAAGAAAGATGCGCCGGATCTCACCGATTGGGAAACCAAATACCATGAGAACAGTATCCAAATGAACCTGTGCAAAAACAAACGCACCGCCCGTTTAGGAGACTACGCATACTATTTGGACCCTCAGTGTGGACACATTCATCCTTATTGGGATGAACTAATACCAGACGGAGGTGAACATCCCGATGGATAGCACCGTAGAACGATTCGCTGAATTGTTTAAAGGTGGCCGGATAGCCATAGATAACTACGACGACAGTAAGGGGTTTAGACCGTGGGAATCAGACACAAAAGAACCGAAGGAAGCGACGGGAGAAGAGTTCTACAACGCAGTACTTACGCACTTTGGGAGTTACAAAACTCCCATTGGTGTGTACCCGTTAAAGAAGGAAGAAGACCGATACGTTGTCTACTGGGGTTGTGTAGATTGGGACGAAGGAGAGAAAGAATCTCTTATCCACGCCACCAACGTGCAGACCCTACTCTGGCAACTAGACGTACCTTCATGGGTTGAACGGTCACGCTCAAAAGGATATCACCTTTGGGTGTTCTTCACGGAAGCGCTACCTGCCGTAGATGTACGCAACGGTTTAATCGCCGCCTGTAAAATAGTGGATGCACCTATCAAAGAAGTGAATCCAAAACAGACAGTGCTCAGCGGTAAAGGCTGGGGCAACGGAGTGCGGTTACCGTACCCATCTAAAATAGATGCGAACGGTACCATACCTGCGAGGGTAGGACGCAACGTGGTTCTTGATCCTGAAGGTGGAGAAGACTTATCTTGTGAAGAGTTTTGCCGAATGGCATACGAAACAAGAGTCACACCCGAAGACTGGGAACCAGTCTTGGGGCTGTATGTCAAACCTAAACCAGCGCCGATACCTAAAGTTAATCCGTTCCTGTCTACTTCCAACATGCGTGGATTAGCCGGAGCGATAAGACGCAACGGTCCACGCATCACCAGCAAAAACCCTAACGGAGACAGGTCAGGAACACTGTTTTCTTTAGCCTGCGCCATGCACGAGCAAGGGTTTGGTGCCGCAGACATTCTTACAGAATTAGAATCTGCTGACAAAGATTGGGGCGGAAAGTTTGCTAACCGACCTGACGGGCGTAAACGTTTATGGGAGACTGTAGAGAAGGCTCAACGTTCAGTGAGAGGAATAAGAGAATGACAGTCACCTTAGCGTGGACATTAACATTTGTTTTATTCATTTTTGTGGTAGCGAGGTACGTTAAATGAGCGAACCTAAAGCGCACACAATCATAATAAGCAGACCACCTAAAGTTAAAGCAAGACCGAGACACACTAAAGGTGGACAGGTCTTCACTCCAAAAACAACTTTAGATGAAGAGAAGCAAGTGAAGAAAGCATGGGAAGAACAAGTAGGTAAAACGTTGGACTGCCCTGTGGAAATATCTTTACGATATTCCCCCACTGAAACAGTACTAACTGTTTTAGAGTCACCTCACGATGCTAAAAGTTTACGAGGGGATTTAGACAATTATGTCAAGTTGACAATGGATGCGTTAAACGAAGTTGCTTGGGAGGACGACAAACAAGTCGTCCGAATAGCAGCAGTTAAGGTAGATAACAATGACGGTAAGAATTGATTTAGAACCTTGGGAATACGAATGGGCTAACGCCGTAGGTATACGACGCTTTGCGGAAAATTGGGGCAAGCCAGACGCTAAACACTACGATGCTTTCCGTATGGAAGATAACCGCACAGCACAAGTAGCAGCCACCGTGTGCGAACTAGCAGTAGCGAAAGTAACAAACCAATACTGGAGCGGTCACGTTTGGCCTCAAGGCAAACACAAAGAATATAAAGACCTGCCAGACGTAGGAACCAACATAGAAGTCAGAAGGATACGCACCAGCCCTGATGCGGCTGTGCGTAAAAAACAACTAGGCAAAGGTCTTATCCTTTTTGTAGCGCAACCAGAGCCACCAGAACTCCGAAGCGTAGACATATTAGGATGGATAGACCACGACGAAGCATGGGAACTAGGTAAACCATCTAGTTACGCACCGGATACTACACGAAACATTGCGTCCACTCTTCTAAAGAGTGTCACCGAATTTGCAGGGGTGAGGGAAGATTAGAAATGAAGAATGACCAGAAGAAAAGAACACCCGACAAACTTCACCCCAGAAGAACTATCAACAGCATCAGCAAAAAGTAACCGCTACGGAACAGAATTAGAACAACTCATGGTTTTGGCTCCCGGCCAAAAACCATTAATGAACACCGTAGAAGCAACAGCAGACCTAAAAGAAGCAGTCGGAGAAGCGATAGACTCGCTGCCTCTTGAAGACAGAGCCATATTTGAATTCCTCTTTATAGCCCACATGTCTTTAAGAGCAACAGGCAAAGTAGTTGGGATACCCAAAACATCTCTGGCGCGACGCAGAGACAAAATCAGACGCAGACTAATGCTGGATCTAAGCCAAGATGGAAGAGTCCAACGATGGGAGGGGAAAGAGTCTTGACCAAACATGCTGTCTCACTCTTTGATGAATCCGCAGTCATGCTCTCCCCATGGAGGGATGCTGGCTACACCTGCTGGGCCATTGACATTCTTCACCCCGAAGGAATATCTCAAGGAACTGGTGAGAAAGAAGGAATCAACCTAGTTGGCCACGACCTGCACTCTCATTGGAGTCCGCCATTTGACACTCCAGACATTGCGTTCGTATCCGCCTTCCCTCCATGTGAACACCTCGCTGTCTCTGGGGCTCGTTGGTTCAAAGGTAAGGGACTGAGAAAACTTGCGGAGTCCATCAACCTCTTTGCGACTGCCGCTGAGTTCTGTGAGTGGTCTGCTGCCCCATACATGATTGAGAATCCTGTCTCAACAATTAGCACCTATTGGAGAAAGCCTGATTATTCTTTCCACCCACATCACTTTGCTGGCTGGTGCAGGAGCAACAACTACACAAAAAAGACTTGCCTCTGGACAGGCAACGGATTCACCATGCCACCAGAGAGAACTATTGAAGAGCCCCCCGATCCTCACTTCATTCACTACATTTCACCCGGACCTGAGAGAAACAGACTCAGGTCGAAGACACCCATGGGAGTCGCCCTCGCCGTATTTCATGCAAACCACAGCGGATTGGGAGACTCTTGAAAGCAACGTTCTCTGAAATAATTGACCGCCTTGGTGGAGGCAACCCATCTGGTGATGGCTATGTGACTTTTGGATACGTGGTCCTATAAGCGAAATTAAAGATGTACAGAGATTTTTAAAGATCAGGCTCTAAAGCATCCATGACATGTTTAATCATACCCATTAAAGAACTAGCCCACATCGCCCAAGTCGCTGTAGCCTCCTCAACACCATCCATGCCAGCATAAAACGCTGCCAGTAAACCATCTGCCTCGTCAACATCAAAGACTAAAAGTAAACCAAGTTCACCATCTTGAGTGAACTTGGCATGAATCCCATCCTTAACGTCAAAAAGATGAGACTGACTATTCAAATCGTCATACACTTCATCTGAAAGATAAGCGTATTCGTCAGCGAAATCTTCCCACTGTTCGGAATGAAATTCAGGAGAAGGCATTTAATCAACCAGAGAAGCAGAACCTTTAGTTCCTGCAAGACGAGCAGCAGCAGCGCCTTTCAAAACTGAAAGAGCAGCAGACACGCCAGCCATAACAATCATCTTCCATTGGTCCACACCCAAATCAAGAAATGCGTTTGTACCCATAGCGCCAACACATGCTTGGACAAAAGTTGCCCCTACACGCTCGGCAAGATCTTTATAATCCATTATTTTTTCTTTCTTTTCTTTGCTTTCGCAGCAGCGGCCTTACCCTTAGCGGTGTAAGGATATTTTTTATTTCCTACTTTAGGCATTATTGCTCCTAGTTGATTAAGGCATCCCAAGTTTTAGGACCAACGATCCCGTCCACTGTGAGTTTGTTGCCTGTGTTTATAGATTCCGAATCTTGAAATTTCATAACAGCAGCCTTCGTTCCCGATCCAAAGATGCCGTCAATGCCTGCACCCTTGCGTGAACGTTTCTTATTGCGTGCAGTATTGAAACCTTCCTGCTCTAAATAAAGTTGAAGAACTTTAACATGCGGTCCTCTGTTACCTTTCCGTAACACAACCCTGCGAGCCTCAGCGACAGCCTCAGCGAAAATCTGTAAAGGAGTTTTCTCATCCATCTTTGCAGCATCCAACGTTTCATCACCTGAAACGGCAGGAGCATCAAACCAAACAAACTCTGTCCCACTAACCTTGCCGGGACATACATGCCACCATTCCGAAGGTACAGTTTTAACGCAGCCATACTCTGCTGCGATACGATTCACCTCAGCAGTAGTTAACCCCTTACCTGTGATCCTTAAATCAACAGCGTAACCGTAACCACCGAAAGCCTCCTGAGCCATATGGTATGAGCCTCTCATACCATTGGACATACGTCTGTTCGGATTTGCGGCGAGATTCCCTCGGCCAGCCCGGTACTTTTCATATAAGGCTTGCTGTTGCGCTAACGTGCGTACACCGCTAACAATTTTTACACGGCCAGCGATACGGTTATCTTTAAAGAATTGGTTCAAACGAAACTTAAACTTAGGGTGCAACTCTTCGGTGCGTACCCATTTAGAAGTTACCGGCAAATTAAAATCCATACTATTTTCCAAATGATCTAGGGGAATGGTGATGATTAGCCAAACCCATGTTTCTTAAAGTTTCAGCAGATTCAGCGGAATCCGCTGGAACTGCGTCAGGTTGCTCGGTTTCTTTTTCTTTATCTTCCATACTATAACAGTCACCTGTGTCCCGTGTCAGCGCTGTCTGAAGCGCATATCTTCAGCGTCTTGAAGAGCCTCATCACGTTCAATCACGTCACGTATGCGCTGCATTTCCTGTTCATACGGGGTGTTAATACGCACACTCATACCGCCCAAAGTAGATACAAGAGTTTGGACTACACGCTCCTGATAGCGTCGTTCATTAGGAACAGCGCGGCGTAGACGGCCAATATAAGGCATTAAACCGTCCATAACAGCGATACGTTGATCCGTCATCTTCCATTCGCCCCTATTGTTCTTTTCAGCCCAACCGATAGTAGACAAAGCAGGCATCAAACCCGGAATGTTTTCCCAAACGACAGGAACTTGCTGATACCTGCCAGAGTAAGGGATGCCTTTAAAGAACTGTTTGCCGCCCCAATACTCTAAAGGAACTTTAATCATAGGTGAACCAGCAGAAAGGATGTGTTGGGCTGCGTCAGTAAACCCAACACCAGTAGGGTCAAACCTTAACAAATCTTGGAAAGGTAAATCAGGGACAGAATAAACTTGGCTTCCTGCGATACTGAAAGGCATACGGAAACCAAACGGTTCTAAGAAATAACTAGGAACAGTTCCTTCTTCCTCCGTGCCATACTCCAAATTACGTTTAATACTCAACAGTCTGTTGTATCGTCTAGGGTTTCTCGCCATCTGCGTCATCTGTAAAGGCAGATTGTTACGCGACCAAGTGTAGAACGGGAACAAACGTTTAAACCAGTCGCTCTCCCTGCTGGAAAGATTGCCGTAATTGAAATGCAACCTGTAAATCATGTCAATAGCGTCGTCTAACGAACCGCCTACCTTCATGGCGTGTATACCAGTAGCGAGCCTTAACATTTCCTCAGCGTAAGTGTTAGCGTGACGAACCCCACTGTATAAAGCAAACTGAGCATCTATCGGGTTGAGATTTATACGCCAGCCTTTAGCGGCACCATCTTTAGTGCCGAAAATCCATTCCATTTTACGAGTTAGTCGCAGGTTGTGTTCAACCATGGAGGCGGCTTGACCGCCGCCATGAGCGCCCATCTCAACTAATTGAATAGCGAACCGCACCTCTGGAGTTTGATCCATTGCCCTTAAACCAGCAAGAAGGTCGCCGCTACCTTCTTGATATGCTTTCTTTATCATCTTGCCGGTACTAAGCGTTGCGCTCAACGGAATGTCTTCAGTCCACATGTTGAACATTCCGCCCATAATGTTACGAGTAACGAAACCCGGAGTGGCAACCATCTGGGCCTTCAACCAGTTATGGGTTCTGTCAAACCATTTCAAAAATCCTGTGACTTGTTCACGGTCATTCATTTTTTGAACAGCCAACAGAGAGTAAGTCACTTGGTCAGCGAACTCTTGATCGCCAGCGATTCTCCAAGCACCCCACATTAAAGAATCATCATTAAAAAGTTCTTGGAACTGTTTTGCTGTAAGGCCGGTTAAATCTACTTCATCAAATACGCCTTTTCCGCCGCCGAAAGTTTCAGAAACAAAAACGTCGTGTTCTTTAGCCTGACGGTTAAGAGCCATCAAACGTTCCGCTTCCAACATTTCCTTATTTGTTAATGCCTGCAAAGCCGCCCGTTCCGCATCTAACAATTTTTGTTCAGCAACAGTCACAGCAACAGTTCGGCTCTGCTCTCTCGCAGTAGCCTCAGCGTATCTACGCTGAAGGTTTATAAGCCTGTCTGTTTGCTCCCCCAACATTTGATCCAAAACATCATGATATGCTTTACGAGCAGCAGGTAACTTTAAATCAAGCCCTTTAACAAGATTTGCTATTTCTAGAACGTCTTCCATTTTTACTTGAGGGCGGATGTAAGTTAATTCTCCGCTTTGAGTAAACATGTGCGTACCAGACATATTCTCTGCCGCTATACGTTCAAACAGATTATGGATGTCATCTAAACTAGGGTTCGGACCTAATTCAGAAACTACTGATTCTTGAAAAGATCTCAAAACATTCGGAGACTTTTCGGGAGTAAACAACGAATCTACAGTTTGGCGTGGAACAGCGCTAACAGTAACGTCAGATATAATATCGTCTGCGTCAACCAAAGTGGCTTTGCTTCCACCTGTGTTCCTTAAAACATTTATTTTTTCTACAAGTTTATTTAAAAGATCAGGAGTTTTAGCGTACATGTCTTTACCTAAAACTGATAAAGAAAATTCGTGGTTAATAAGTGCTTCCAATTCTTTAAAAATTGGAACCCATTTTTTAGGATCGTTAACTTTTGGTCCTATGTCTTGAACTCGGCCAACCTGTTCAGAAGGGATCACATCAGGCGGGAAGGTCGCTTTGTTGTGCTTGCCTGTGCCACGTGCCACTAAACCGCCTTGCTGATTAGGCACCATGTTGTCTTGCCCGAAAGTGTTTACAGGCTCTCTCCTAATCCTTATTTTTTGGGTGCCTCCGATTGCTTCTTCTACTGTATCAATAAATCGGTTAGATGATAAAGGTAATCCGTTTTCTGTTTGGAATCCGGCGCGGCCATAAGTCGCCCAACGGCCATAATTTCTTTTACCTTCTTCTGTAACGGCTGTATAAACTTTACCTCTGAAGTCAACATCTTTTAATACTTTTTCTAATTCTGTTTGAAGTCTTATTTTCCTTACGTCAAGATTAGGTTCTTTTGGAAATTTGCTTAAAATTTCTTCCGTTTGTTTAACACCGCTTAAAGGTGATTCTTCTAATCGCGTTCCAAGAGTGTCAGGTGGTCCGTCTTTGTATCTGCCTACACCGTAGTACTCTTCCCACGCTTTTCTTAAACGAATAAAATCATTTGAAAACGGTCCATCAAATCCTAGGTATTCATTTGGACGAACTGGTCCTGCTATCCTGCGATGGCTCGGAAACAACAAAGGCATAACAACCTCATCCCAAACTTTTTCAGCATCATCAGGTTTTAGATTTGTTAAACGTTGTTCAACAAATTCAAAGTATCTTCTTAAATTATCCGTCAAAGGACGGCTTTCAAGTTGTGTGTTGCGGAGATACTGAGGATTTGGTATATTATCTGAATACGTTTTTCCAACAGGTGAAAAAAATATTTCATCTATTGTCGGCGTAGGTTCTCCCCTGAAAAGAGCAGATCGTGGTTCAGGAAGAGCGCCTCTGGTTGAAGCCACTTGACGCACACCTTCTCCAGAAACTTCTATTACCTCATCGTCAAATAAATTAGGATTAGCAGGAGTGCGATCTCTTACCGGAATTACATACCGTTCACTTAACACAGGAGATTCTAACTTGCGTAAAACTTCTAATGCTTTAATTTCAACAGGAACTTCTCCAACCAAAACCCTCCCAGACATGTCAGCATGCAACAAAACAGTATTGTTCATCCAACGCTCCGCAATATCTACAGCACGTTTCTGAGCCTCAACAGGAAGATTTGATTTCCCTGCCAGAATCGTTTCATTTATATTCAACGTCACTTCAACAGGTCTAGCACTTGGCGCTACTGGAACATCTGGACCCAAACGTCCCATAACGGCACCGTCAGTAAAATCAGCAGTAATCAACAACCTAGCCTCTGGGAACTCCTTAACAAGTTGTAAATACTCTTCAACAATATCGTTCAACTCAGCAGCACGAGGATGACCCTCAAACCTGTTAACAGTATTCAACTCCCTGCGAGACTGAGGAAGATTATGCCCACCATCTTGAAACCAATTACCTAAAGTTTTCTGCTTGCGCCCCTTCAATCTCGTAGAGAAAGAATCAAACAATTCCCCAGAAGACCGATACATCTGACCCGGATAATAAACGCTGTAGTCTCCACGATAAAAACGTTGCAGATCTTCCATCGCCACAACAGTCTCATCATCCAACATCACCTTTTTCATGTTAACGCCGATGTCTTCCACCATCTCCTGAACCAACTTCATGTTGTCAGCGATGCTTGCCGCTGGAACAGAAAGGAAACCTTTGCCGTCAGGGGCTAAGGTTTCCAAATCGTCAATAACAGCACCTAATTTTTCTAAACCATTATTGATCACATCGGAACGAGCGCTAAGTTTTTGAAGACGCTCAACTATAGGAACCAACTCTCGGACAGCATCAATTCTTTGATTCAAACCCGCCCCATACAATAATTCTTCAGCAGCATCAGCAGCATTAGGATCTTCTAAACCATGACGAATAGAAAAAGAACCGTCAGCCTCCTTGACAATAACGCTTCCTTCAGGATACATCCCTGTTTTAATCAGTAAAGAATCTAATTCTTTACGTATAGCGTTTAATTCAACAAGAAGAATGTTACTTTCAGCGACAGAAGCAGTAATCTCTTTCATCAACACCCTGATGCCGTCTTCGGAAATTTGACCAGTTTTAATCAAATCGGTTATAAACATTCTCGCAGCCGTGCCGCCAAGAAAATCATCTAAAGGTTTTAAAATTTCATCTATACCTAACGCAGCCGCTTCACGATCAGCAGAAGCCTTCGCCCTCCACCTCTTCGTGTTCTTAACAGTATGCCTTAGACCAGATTCAAGAGTGGCGAGCGTAACCGCTTCTTCCATTGCTGCCTGCGCTTCAGCATCTAACTTCGCTACCTGAGCAGCAACCTTTTCAGCGTACTCGTCGTACTGTTTCATAACAGCGAAATACTCGTCAAAAGTTTCAGCGTTGAACAAAATACCGTTATCTGCTAAATGCCGTTCATTGACAGCCAAACGAACATCTCTACCCAAAGAAGAAGCGTAACCGCTTTGCCTTTTAGCGTAACCTCGTGTGTAAATAGATTCATTCGGGCCGATCCAACCAGCCTCCCTGAACGCCCAATCAATCTGCTCCGTTGTAGACATGTTAAACCTAGGGTCGGCTTCATCCCAAACCATGTATTTAGAAAACCTAACTTCATCTACACCGTCCTGCATCGTTTTTCTACGCAACTTAAATCTTACAGAACGAGTAGGGTCATTTTTGTAAGGAATATTTATTTCAGTTCCCAACTGAAGAACCCCATCAGAGTTCACATAAGTGGGTTTGAGAGAACGTTCGTGCATATGGCGAGAATGTATACGTTCCCTTGCCTCAGCCGCAGTATTAACTTTAGCGTAAGGAACATCAGGTTCTAAAATTCCTTTAACCCAAGCAGGTAACCTGTCAGGAACATCCCCCCAAATATTTTGTAACAACTCACGGGCAGATTGGAACCCGCCAACCTCGTCTTGAAATAAAGTATGCGGAGAATAACCGCCCTCCATTAAAAGCATTTCGTCAAATTGTTTAGAAACTCTGCCAGTAGATGTATAAACATCGTCCCTTAGCAAAAAGTTTTTTAACGGATCGCCAACCATTTCTGTCCACTTCATGCGAATCAAAGCAATTTTCTCTATGGACATTCCATATTTCTGTTCCAAGTTAGCGGCACGTGCAGGAGAAAGTTTGCTACCACCAGAACCAACTACCAATTCACCTTTTTCATTTTTAACAGCACCAGCAAGAATTAGACTTGCTTCTTCATCAGAAACCTCTAATATAATTCTCCCCAAAAGCAGGTCATCTGTTAAACCAAAATCTTGATTCATGTGGTTAGCGAATCTTATATTCGCTTCACCACTGGTAGCCTGCCAACGAGCAGCCATCGTGTCGCCACGCATATTACCTTTACGCATAATATGTGACAAAATAACTTCTTCTATCTTGTCGGAACGGGCAAGTTTAGCGGCCATATTATCTTGAGGAGTGCCGAACGTTTTACCCATACCCTGACCTAAACGACTCACAGCGGCACGACCAACCAAAGAACCCGGCAACGCCTGAATCGTTCCAAAGAACCCACCTAAAATAGGGACAGAAAATTCAACAGGCATGTAAGCAGCCCTGCGAGCAACCTGTTGAACAGCAGGATCTACACTTTTATCAAACGCTTCTTTCCTCGCAGCCGTCCTGACCAAATTCTCCCAAGACTCATTGCCTAAAGATCCAGCCAGCCTTCTCTGAGTATATTCAGGAATCTGACCTGCCCTCCTAGCAGAAGACAAACCCACAAACGGAGTTGAACGAGACATACGGCCCAACACAGGGCCGGTACCCGGCACACGAAACTTCAACCCAGTGTCAATACCTAAATCTTTAACAAGTTGCGCGCCAACATCACCGTGCTTTCTTACCAGCACGTTACGAGCAGCAGAAACACTCTTGCCTTTGCTTGCAGCCTTCACAGCGTCCTCTAAAGCACGCAACTCAGGAGTAGCCTGACCAGCCTTACGTAACTCCCCGATACGAGGCGTTACGTCGTCTATAAAACCCCTCGCACCTCTAGCCCTGCTGTAAACATTTAAACCACCCAGCCACATCAAAGGGTCGGTAGCGACATCCCCAACAAAACCTATAATACGGTTACCCCAACCGCCTAAACCAGCATCAATACCCATGTCAGCGATAATGTCACCAAACCCGTGATGTTGACGGGTTTGCTGCAACCAGTCAGAACCAGAAAAACCTTCACCTTGGAAAAGGTCCACAGTCTCCTGAATGGTGGAAGCAATAGCGGAACGAGGCATGTCAAGCATACCTAACGTTTTCATTACGAAACCGCCGACACCGCCAGCGTCCGTGTTGCCTGTAGTCCAAGGGCTTAAACGTTCTTGCACACCAGCAAGAACGTCAGGACTCAAAGACACAGGCGCTTGAACCCCTGCGCCACGTACAGGACGGAAAGAAGTAGGAAGGTTATTTAAGTAATCTTCTCTGTCAAGAGCCATTACTACTCTCCCAAATTGTATAAAGAATCAACTGCTATACGAGTCGCATCTTGGAAAGAAATATTTTGATTATTTTGCATAATGGCTTGAATCTCTGCCTGCAAAGCACCAATTACCCCCGGTTGTAGCGAATCTAAGAAACCTTGATTTTCAGGTTTAAAGTAATTGCCGGGCAACATTCCGTTAAGAGTCATGTAAGCAAGCATCGGATCGCCGCCAAAATCAGGAACAGCCGCCGCTAAATATTCCGCCATAGCCATCATGTCGGCATCAGCACCGGCAGAAGCGTTGCCTGCCGCCATCTGTTGAGCCACACTAGTTCCACTCAACATATCTGCAAGCACCAGCATAGGGTCTACACCCAGAGCGGAACCTTGTATCTGAGCCATCTCAGCCATGTTTTCCAACTGACCTATCTGGCTCAACTGACCCATTTCTAAACCTAAAACAAGGTCATCCATGCCGAAATTCATAGAAGAAAGCCTGTCAGCCTGACCGAAAGAAGCAGAATCTCTTAAACCTTCAGCAAAATTCATTTCATTAGAAGCCTGCATCGCCATCATTTCTTCTATAGCGCGCCTCTCAGGGTCCAAAACGGCAGCGTCTACACCCATGTCTGCTAAATCAGCGGCTATAGATTCAGTCGTTGCACCCAGCGAAGCGGCAGCAGCCGCATCGCCAGCAACCAAATCATCTAATTCGGATTGGAAACCTGCTTGAAGTTCTCCCCACACTTCGTCAAGTCTTTGTCCTGTAGCCGCACGTGCGTCTTCAACATTCAATATTCCTGCCGCAGTCAACTCTTTAATGAAAGCAATTTGATCTTGAAGCAAATTGGTTAGACCATTAGGATCCCAACCCACTTCCGTAGGCTCATCTTCTGAAACGTCTTCCAAATCGCTCATAGTCGCTCTAATTATTTCATCCTGCATAAACGGATCAGCAATCATTTGACCACTTTCAACCAAATCTGCTACTTGATCCATTGCATTAGCGTAATCATCTTCAGTGAAATTAACTTGAGAAGAAGGTTGTCCTAAAACGTTTTCATTAACCCAACTGCCAAGATTTTGAACCCATTCCTGTTCATGCGGCGGCACAACAGCGTCTATAATTCGCTCCAATGGTTGGATAATGCCTCGGTCTGGCCATTGAACAATCGGGCTGTTCGCTTCAAAGTTATCCATCCATTCTTCAAACGCATCTGGTGTAAACGGCCTCATGGCATCTCCAAGGAAATTCAACCCATCCCTTGCCCAAGTAATAGGATTCACACTAGTCTCCGCGCTCAAACCGGGAACATCATAATGCCACATGTCTGACCCTATAGAACCAGCCGTATCTAAAAAACGTTCTAAATACGAATCATCGCCTCTTTCATTAGTAGCATCCCAAACATCGTCAACATAACTAACTACTTTGCCGCCAGTAGCATCCCACGCATCATCTAAATAGTCTAAAATGCCCATTATTGTGTAGCCTTCCAATACTGCTCCGCCACATTCGCCTGACGCTTAGCAGCCTCCATACCCTCACTCAAAGCCATCTGAAAACGAGGATCAGCATAACTCATTTCAGTACCCATGTTTTGAAAAGCCAACTCAGCGACAGCCTTCTCTAAAGCACTACGCAAATCGCCATAACCACGCAAAGTCGCACGTCCATACTCGCCCAAATCTTTACGTTTAATACCAGAATTAACCAACCCACGGTTAGCCAACCCAGAATAAGCGCTTCTTAAACCAGAATCGCGTTGCAACTTCCAATCACGAACACCTCTGCCGTAGATTTGACCAGCCAAACCAGACTGATAATTAGAATGTGACTTAGCCGCAGTATACTCCTGCTCACCAAAACTCATGGAAACCTCCTATAAAACAGGGCTATTCTGTCCCAAAACCCTGCGAAACACAATCATCGCAACAATTACAAGAACTAATAAGTTCTTGTAAATGCTGAACCTGCGCCCTCAAAGTAGCCAATTCAAACTCTAAAGCACCACGTTCCGTCAAATTAGACGTGACATCATTTAAACTAATATCGCTCAACTCTTCATTCCTTCATAATAAGACAAGTCCGTATTATCTACAAACTGTTGATAGTCCCCTACTTCTTGAATTATAATATGGGTCACAGGCTGGGGTGCAGCCTCATCGCCAAACATTGTATTAATAGCCATAATTAACCCCCCTACGGCGGTCAGCATGGCGGTAATAGCCGTTATTATTTTTGTCGCTGACATTAATCATCCCCCCTCCAATACCGCAACTTTTGCAGATAGTTCTTGTACTGCTTTAACTAACGGTGCAATAAATTCTGTATAGCGAAGCCCCTGAGTTTCAACAAAATTGTCTGCTTCATCAGGACCAGCAGTATTCGCAGTTTCTTTAACCCATAAAGAAGTACCAGCAGCATCAGGCAACACAGCCTCAACTTCCTGCGCTACAAACCCCATGTGAGTACGAGTCCTTCCCACTTTTGTGTACTCTCTAGGAGTCAAAGAATTAATAAAATTAAGACCTAAAGAAACATTTGTAATGTTTTCTTTCAAACGAGAGTCAGAACCTTCAGTCAAAGAACCAGTGATAATTAAATCGCCGTCACTTTCTAACTTCATTAAATGATTAGAATCCTGTGCCGCTGATTCAGCAAAAGAAGTGCTAGAAACTCTACCTACAATCCACTCGTCAGCATCATTATAAGGGCTGCCAGTAAACCAAGTTTTATCTGTTGCCTCGTTAAAGCAATACATTCCAGCGCCACGAGTAGACCCATCAGCGTCAAAACGAATATCGGAATGGGTGTAACCAGTACCGCCGCCTTTAGCATAATACCTAGCCGTATCGCTGTCAGAATTATGTATCTCTATTTCATGGACATTATTGGTGATAGCAGCCGCTCCAACAACAATGTTGCCTAAAACGGCAAGTTCGTCTACGTCCTCATTCCACAACATGTATTTACCAGAAGTAGCACCAAAAAACTTGACATCATGCCCAGTGTCATCAACCCCAACCGTCACCGCACCTGTGACACTTAAACCAGTAAGAGTCCCGACACTCGTTATATTTGACTGAGCGGCACCAGTAACAGTTGCCGCAGTTCCAGAAACATTACCAGTTACATTCCCAGTCAAAGGACCAGAAAAAGCATTGGCAGTAAGAGTAGTACCATTAAAAGTTAAATTCGCTGAACCAGCAAAAGAACCAGAACTATTATATTGAACCTGAGTATTAGAACCAGCCGCGCCACCACCAGCGGCATTGATTCTGTCATCAATAGCCGCGCTCGTCATCAAAGAAGTATCATTATCCGCAAACGACTCCGCAGAAGTCTGAACCGCTGTAATCCCAACCGAATCCATCGTAACCGTACCAGAAACAGTAAGAGCGCTAAGAGTACCCACACTCGTCAAAGAAGAAGTCACAACAGTAGACTTCAACTCCGTGCCAGTCAAAGTACCAGCAGCCGCAGTAACCGTAATCGCACCAGTACCATCAAAATCAACACCATTAATTGCCCTAGCAGTCGCTAACGCAGTAGCGGTAGCGGCATTACCAGTCGTAGAACCAGAAGAACCAGAAGCATTACCAGTAACATTACCAGTCAAATTACCTGTAACCGAAGTAGTAGTTAATACCCCCGTACTCGGATTGTAATTGAGGCCAGTATCTGTCTCAATTCCCTGAGTCCCCGTAGCCCCATCAACGAAAGTAAGGTACACGGTTTCGTTAGCGGTGTTGTTCGCAGTTGCTGTAACATTAGTAGCCTCCGTAGCCGTAGCAGCATTACCAGTTGTAGATCCAGCAGATCCGCTTACATTCCCTGTCACGTTACCAGTCAAGTTTCCGGTAACAGAAGTAGTAGTAAGCACTCCAGAACTAGGGTTATAGTTTAAACCTGTGTCAGTTTCTATGCCTTGCGTACCTGTAGCACCGTCCACGAATGTTAAATAAACTGTTTCATCAGCAGTATTATTAGCGGTAGCAGTAACATTTGTTGCTTCAGCAGCAGTACCAGAAGTATCTTGACTACCAGCAGTATTTACCCCCGGCAAATTGATACTAGCAGTACCGTCAAAACTCACCCCACCAATATTTCTCGCAGTCGCCAATGCTGTAGCCGTAGCCGCATTGCCCGTAGTGGAACCAGACGTTCCAGAAATGTTGCCTGTCACATTACCTGTAAGGTTCCCAGTCACAGAAGTCGTAGTCAAAACACCAGAACTAGGATTGTAATTCAACCCAGTATCAGTCTCAACACCTTGACTGCCAGTAGCACCATCTACAAACGTCAAGTAAACAGTCTCGTCAGCAGTATTATTAGCAGTAGCGGTTACGTTAGTAGCCGTAGTCGCTGTAGTAGCAGTTGCCGCATTACCAGTAATGTTGCTATCCAAATAAGCAATCGTTCCCGAACCGTCAGGAATCGTAACCGTACGATCTCCAGTCGGATCAGTCACCGCAATAGTGGTTTCATGAGCGTCAGGTGTAGCCCCTTCAAAAATAAGAGGACTAGCAGCAGAAAACGTTGCAGAAGTCAAAGAAATACTTGAATCAAGATTTACTGTCACGGTGGACGCAGAGCCTCCACCGTTCAAATTAGTGCCAGCCGTAAGAGTATTGATTACACCGTTAGTTCCAGCAGCACCAGCCGCGCCTTGAGCGCCAGTCGGACCCTGAGCGCCAGTATTACCTTGAGAAGCAAGAGTCTGCCAATAAGCAGTATCGCCCGGAGTGTTACCAGTTGTCGCCTGTCTAGCAACATACGACGAACCGTTGTATGTGACTACATCACCAGTGGCGTACGTTGTGCCAGACCCGTATGTTCCGACGTAATCGGGACTTCCCGAAATCGCGATAGTAGCGGGTGGTGTAAGGTTTTTTTGTACCTGAAATTTTGGGATACTCATTCAGCCTCCTCCAAGTGCCACTCAAGATGCCGGTTTTGCGAGTCTCTGACTTCGCGCACGTCATCTTTTACTTCTCCAACATCATCTATAATCATTTCCAACATGGTTAAATTTTGAGCGTGTTGCTCATTGTTTTCGTCCCGAAATCGTTTGCCCAGCAACGCTAAGATGCCGCTTACAGTTGCGGCTGCGATTAGCCCGACTGCGCCGATGATTTCGGCACCCATTATGCCTCCAGCGCTGTTATTCGTGCTTCCTGACGCTTAATAACATTCACTAAGGCAGGTATAACACGGTCATATTGAACACCATCTGCTTCTCCGTTAGGACCAAAATGCACTAAACGAGAATCAATTTCAACAACTTCCTCAGCAATAAAACCCCAATGAGATCTATCTTTATCATCGCCAGAACACAAAGACTTGTAAGAAACAGGACGAAGATTTAACACCGCATCAGCGGAATCGTCATCCATTGTTTCAACATCTGTTTTAAACTTTATAGAAGAAGTAGAACGTTTGAAATCTCCTTGAGGTGAAGAATCAACAACCATGTTTGCGGATGTACTAGTCGTAGTAGTATAAGTTTTAGAACTGTTTAAAGTACCATCGGCTTTTAATCTTAATTTTTCTGTATTGTTTACAATAAAATAAATGTCGTGATTAGAGGTAGTACCCCATAAAGCAGAAGAGTTTCCAGCAGGACCAAAAACAGTAGTTGTCGTGCCATCGCTTTGTTTAATATAAGCATCACCGCTTGCTGTAACAATATCAAGTGGCTTAGCAGGAGAAGCAGTACCAATACCTATTTCACCACCTAAAACAATTAATCTATCAGCGGCTTGATCGTACTTCATGTACGCCCCATCAGTCGCACCATAAAATGTCACGTTATGACCTGTATCGTTAACCCCAACCGTTAACGTGCCATCAAGTTGAACATTGCCATCAATATCTACAGCATCAAGATTAGTTGTACCATCAACATCTATATTCCCAGAAAACGTTGCAGTACCAGTCACACCCAAAGTAGCATCAAACGTAACCGCCTCATCAACATTCAAAGTACCCTTAACCGTAGTCATAGACCCAGAAGTACTTAAATCAGGGGTACCTTTAGCCCAAGTTTCTATATTAGTAAACCGGGTATTCATCGCTGAAGCCACAATCGTGGTACCAGCCACAAACGCCGACCCCGTACTTAAATCTGCCATTACCTTATTCTCCTAGTCCGATACATCCCAACCACAGAAGTGCAACCCCACTTACCGTTGTTATTCGTGCTTGGTTCAACATTAAACCTTATAGATATAGCCTTTGCTGTCCCAGCAGAAGGCCACTTAAAGAACTTGTAAATCTGAGAATCACCAAAAGAAACCCAAGAATCAGAATCCCACGTCGCAGAACCCCAAGCAGCAGAAGAAGCCTCACCAGTAATCTGCTGCGACAAAGTATTCGTTTCACTACCAGTATTATAATCCTTGTAAATCTTCATCTGGACAGAAACAGTGTTATCAGCCAACAACACCGTGCGTGTCTTGCCCCACCGTTTATTAAACGTGGGGCGATTACCCTCCAACCAGCGAGTCTGATAAAAAGAATAAATCTGGCTATTAGAAGGAGCGCCAGTATAATCGTCCACATCAGCGTCAATATCTACCTTACACACACGAGTAAACGCAGCAGTCGTAACAGTAGACACAACGTCAGAAGTAGCAGCCAAACCTAAATGAGTTCCACCCGGCGGTTTATAAGCAAACAAATTACGGGCATTAATATCAAAACGAGTCCAACTACCGCCCTGACCCAAAGAAGGGTCGTAAACAAAAACGTTACGGCGGTTCACCTGATTAGAGTTTTGAATCTCATCACCAGACTGGTAATCAACTGAAACCCATAAACGATTACCATGCCACATCAAAGAAGGAACGCCAGTGAACGTTAACTGACTTCTCGTTATCGCCGGTTTAATAGGATGGAACATGTATTCTAAAGACTCTGTACTTAACTTGTACACGCCTTCTTGAGCGTACCAAAAGAAAACACCCATAGGGGAAGCAACAGGAGTGCAGTCATCTATGCTTCCTGCGATTCTTGTCAAGTTAATTACTTGAAAAGAATCCGAATCAAACCCGTAAACGCCGTAAACAGCGTTCTCTTTGAACACAAGTAAACGATCACCATTAGGGACAATAGCGGTTATGTGGTCGCCATGTTCCCCAATATCAATATCTATATAGGAATCGTTTTCCCACGTATCACCTTTATCTATCTTAGACCAACGAATACGGTTAGCGTGAGTTACCCAACTGCCAGTATGATTTTCTTTAGTATTAGCAACCCAAACACGCTCACCCCAAGTACACATCAAGCGAGACAAAGGAAACCTTCCAGCCGAATCATCAGTCGGAGGAGTCAACACAGAAGCGCTATTAGCGCCAGTCCACTTCACAGCAGACTTATCAGTCTCAAACAACGTCCCATTACAAATATATGTTTCATCATTAAACGTGACAAAACCCGGCAAAGCATGACCAGCCAAAGCAACACCAGAACCACTAGCGCTAGTATTTATACGAGTAAAATTACCACCAGAACCATAATATAAACCAGTATTAGAACTATCCTTAGCAGCGACAAGAATCTGATTATCGCCAGTAGTTTCATGATGGGAAGAAATTTTAAGAATTTCACCCAAAGCAGAAGCGTTCAACGCATCAATAGCGTCACGGCGAGCAATACCGCCCCGTGGATCAACCTCAACGTTCAACATCGCAGGAGACTCCGACGGACCCAAAGACGTTTGATCCGATCTAAGGTTCAAACCACCAGTAAAATCTTTTAATTCCTCATAACGATAAGGCTCTCCGCTACTAGCAGGCGGAATGTGATCATCTAAAGCCATACGTTACTCCCAAGAGTAACGTAAACGAGCAGGCAAATATTGGCTCATCCACTTGCTAACCCTGCGACTATTTAGAATCATAGGTTGAGGAGCCGGAGTGTCATTGTAACGAGCAGCCAAATTGCCTAACTCACCCACAAACTGAACATAATACTGTTGCGCCATGCCGCCATCTTCCTGCTGCTGATAACAGCGGTAAATAGCGTACAAACTCAACACATTGTCAAAAGGATCAGGCAAATCAGGAGTAGTATCATCAGCAGTTCCAGTCCCAAAAGGAGCAGCGTTGCGATAACCACGAACATACATCGTATACGTAGCATCAGGAGTAGGATACACCCGAACAGATTCACCCCAGTAAGACCAGTACCAAGGCTCACCAGTAGTGTTTGTATCTAACGGATACATGATGTCTCCGTCGTCTGAACCAATCAATTCAAGAACATGATCTTCAGTTCTTATACTGTTAATTTCCCGTAAACCATTCGTTACAGAAGTACCAACAGTCGTTAACGTGTAGTCTTTCGTGTCAGCAGTTGCTGAGAAAGTAGTTGAAGTTTCAAGAAACGGCCAACGTTTCTCAGAATGAATAATAAGGTTATAGCCTTCAGTGATAAAATGATTTAACGTAGCATCAGAAATATCTGTTGAATCAATATCAACAACGTTTCTAGCGTAATCACGCATTTCAGATAACTGCATTAAAACCCCTATCCTCTATGAAAAGAACAAAACTCGCTATCCGCAACCCTATGCCCCTTACAAGGTTCACCATTCTTTTTAGACGCAGAACAAATATTTGAATCATACACAGGAGCGATCACGCTGGTATCTGCCACCTGACGAACATTTCTGTTCGGCCCAATCGCTTGAGGGCGTGGAGTAGCATCTCTAAAATTTTCTGCTGGCTGACCGTAAGGTCTCATGTTTTGTGTATAAGCGAGTGCGTTAGTTCTTGACATACTTTATTCTTTCATGTCGGGTGAGGGCTGCAAGCAGCCCCCACCTAACAATAGAATTAACCGTTAGTAATTCCGTGTAAACGTCCTTGACGCGCACGGTTGCTAATAGTTAAGTTTCCGTAACTAAGAATTTGTGAGTACACAGCATCTTGGTTAGTTGGGCGCACGAACGGAGTTGGTTTGAACCAAACATCGCTGTGGCCTACAAGTTGAATGTATTTCGTATTAAGGAAATACATTTCATTTGCTGGACAAGCATCATCAAATGTTATGGGCGCACCCTTGAACATAAGATTTTGGAATCCACCGTCAGCCAAGTCAGTGTCGGTGTACCGAATCTGACTTGAAAGCAATGCTTCGTAGGCTTCATAGCCCTGTTGTCTTGCAAATATGATGGTAGGTTGGTCGTTACCTACAGAAATGGTGTTATAAATAGTTCCCATTCCTGAAAGAGACAACGCTCCACCAAGGTTTGTTTGAGTTGGCGCCCAGAAAGAGTTACCAGAGCCACCGGGGTTAATACCACCCACAGTGCTACCAGAAACTAAACTTTGCACACCTTCCCAGTCCTTGCTTGAGTTGCCAGAACCATCACCCCAAAACATGGTGTTCATGTTATCAATGATTGTTTCCTGTGCTTGGAAAATTTTTCCTTCAAGCAAGTCAATTATTTGAGCCTCGCCATTATTTTTGGCTTCTTCAATACCAGTAATAGTTACTGTTGCTGCGTACTGTTTCCAGTCGTATTCAGCGGCTGAGATTCCCGTTTGAGCGGTAGTCGTCAGTGTCTGATCGCCTGAATATGAAGCAGCGGTAGAGTTTGAACCATACATAATAGGAGTTACAATTTTCGCACCACCTGAAATGCGCCGAATGTTGTCACCTTTTGTCAAGGCATAAAACAGAGGCCGAGCCGAAAAGACGTTATCAACTAATTTCGGCACGTAGTTATTCAGGGTAGTGGAAAGTATTTCATCAAAATTACTGTTACCAGCCATTTTATTTCTCCACCTCCTACAGTGAAATTATCAGGTTAAGTTTTTCTTAGCCTGAGCAAAAGCCTCTCTGATCGTTTGCGGAGGATTTTTAGCCTGAGTTTTAACAGCGTTCGCTGCTGTTGAACCACCAGATTCAACAACTGCGGCATCCCGTTTAGCCCCAGTACGCTCTTGTTCCTTTTCCAACTTTGTCGCTTTATCAGAAACTTCATTAAACCGCATATGAGTTAATGCTGCTTCAAGGTTTCCTATTTTGTGCCGCAACGCATGTTGAAAAAGTTCATTAGAGTCAAAATCTCCGTATTGATCTTTAAGACTATCTACTTGTTTTTCTATGTTATTTCTACGTGCTAGACGATCTTGCTGCGCTAAACGTTGCTCTAATTCAGATACGCGCATTGCAGTAGCATCCATTTGTTCAGGCTCTTCATCGTCATACCAATCATTATGAGTATTCCGTATCGGAGCCGGTGGTTGTGCTACCAAACCAAAGGCTTCTCCTAAAGCATTTAAAGTCTCTGCTGGATTATTTTCCAACGAAGACACTATCGCTTCCGCTTGCTGTAACCGTCTACGTTCGTCTGCCAACTCTTGCGTCTTACGTGTGTAATCTGCTTGTCGTTGGTAGCCGTCTTGAAGTTCTTCAAGGCTGACCTGATGTTGTTCGCCATCCACCTTTACGGTGTAGGCTCCCTCAACAGGTTCCTCTAATACTTCCTCTGACGCTTCCGAAGTATCCACTTCCGTGGGTTCCATCAACTCGTCTTCCATTTTGTTTTACCTCACTTAGAGTCCATAAGGTTGCTCTATTAAAGAGGGACTAACTGTCCCATTATAAGTTAAACAAATCCAAACCCATTTGGCCTTGCATTTGTGCTAACAACTCAGGGGGAATGCCGCCAGTCGGTGCAAAAGCACCGGCTTCAGGAGCCGTAGGCGGCATCATTGCCCCCATATCAGGAGGCATCCCCATAGCAGCATCCATTCCACCTTCAGGACCGCCTTGTTCCGGTCCCATCGGCATAGGTTGTTGCTGCATAATAAACTTATCAGGATTTTTAATACCAAATCCTTGCTGAAGAACATGTTTCGCTAAAGCCATAGGATCAATTACAGTTCCAATCAAAGGAGCCATAGCGTTTAGTAAAGAAACAGCCTGCTGTTTCCTAATAGTGTCGTTCATTGGCTGAGTAGAACCAGCCTCAACACTGAAATCGTATTCTCCGATAATGTCTTCTCTGTTGAAAGGAATGAAAAGATTTTCGCCACCATTAGCGGCGACATGAGCCATCTGCTCACCAGTCATAAATTGTTGCATAACTTGGATTACGCGACGGGCAATCATGCCGATGCTTAATTCTACGATTGCTAACTTGTCTGCCGCTCTAGCGTTACCAGCATCAGCAATAATTGAAGCCTCAGTAGCAGTACGCCTTATCTCAGGCATTTGACCGCGAGCATACTCGGAAACACCTGATACAACGTTAATATCGTTTTCAATAATTGAAGAAGTATTGTAAACTTCAGGCGACAACGGTATCTGAGGCAAAGGCATAACAACTTCAGACAAAGGTTTGTTCTCGTCAACAACAGGAACAAACCGTCCATCTTGTTCAGATTCTAAAGCCTCACGACCTTCAGGACCAAAAGAACGTTCATGGTATAAATATTTACGTCCATACCGTTTTCTAGCGTTAACTAATTGACTTCGGGTTTTATCTAGTTCTTCTTGTAAAGACTCTATTGCTTCTAAATCACCCATAGGGTAAAAGAAATCAGGAACATCATAGTTGCGTATCATCACAAACGGTTGACCATACGCATACGGCATAGGAGTTGGGTCCACAAGAAACTCGTCGCCAGAGTCAGCCAAGACAGACATAGTGTTATCCATAATGTCGTAGTATTCCCAAATGATTACACGTTCAGCATCAGAAACGTAACGGTCATCTCTAGCAGGATTCTGTAACGCATCTGTAACAGTAGCATCAGCAGACAATTTTCTTCTCGCTGAAGGTTTGTATCGTTTATCAGCCTGCGCTTCATCTAAAGGACGTATCACTCTTTGAGCGATCCATTTAGCGTCATCCATGCACGTCGCTTCAGGATCTACGAGAATATCAAAAGGTGACACACGTTCAACAAACGGTTGATCTTCAACAATGGTCATCTCTGTTGAAGGTAAATTAGCCATCAAATCATCATCGGTTGGTAAATCCCCAGCCAAATCAGGGTTCTGCATAGCGAAGGTGTCAGCCTCCATTATCGCTTCGTCTAAATAAACATCTCTTTCAGAATCGCTTAACGCACGTTCCTGCTCAACAAACTTCCAACCAACTTTAATCCAGCCGTGACCGAAAATAAGAAAATCTTTAACAGCACGTTTAAACGGGCTGCGGAAATCGTGATGCTTCCAAAGATGATTAACTACTGCTTCAACAAAAGCAGAACGATCCTCGTCCTCTGGCTTATTAGGTGTTACAACAATTTTAGGATGATTAACTGAAACCGAAGGAGCGATAACGTTAATAGTGGAAAACGCTATGTTTACCGCTATCAAATCTTCATTAGAAGTAGTTTGTGGCCAATGCTTACCCCGGTAAAGGTCAATCATGCGTCGCCAAAGACGGTCATAACCCATCTCTTCACGCCAACGAGTAGACGCTATAAGCCTCTCGTTGATTAATTCATATTTTTCTTTACGGGTTTTACGAGCCATTACACCCACCGTTCTCCAACAGGTTCAATATTGCGACCAGACGCTTTCGCCTCAGCGTAAGCCTTATCGCCTCTTTCTTTAATAGTCATATGCTGTTCATCGGCAGGAAGCATGGATCTAAACCCAGCGCCAGTTATGACTTGGAAACCCAAAAGTTTCTGCCGCCACTCCCACAATTCAGCAACCTCTTCATCCGTCTGAGGTCCATTCAATTCAGCGCAATAAGCGCTGAACTCTTCAAAGGTAGCAGACGGTGGTAAAACCGCCATTACTAGCCGCGACTATGTTTAGGCTGTTGACCGGCAGGCTCTACGTTACCTGTAGTTCCATGTTGGTTAAACGGAGTTTTACGTGCTTTGGTACCAGCACCTAGATCGCCGCTACCTGCTGCACGAGGGGCTGACTTCTGCGTATTCGTAGAAGTACCCTCTTTAGCCGGATTGGAACATACGGATTGACCGCGCTCCATACGTGAACTTTGGCCGGTTCCATCAACAGTACGGGTACCGCTTGTATGGGACACAAATTTTGATGCCATTAAATATCCTCCAATAATATCTTCATATAGAAGGGACGGTGTGTCCCAAATTAAATAGAACCTCTTACAGTTGCAGCACCAATCTTAGTGTCAGGCGCATCAGAATCATCGTTCATAACCATTCTCATAAACCAATCCACAGTCCAATAGTCGTCAACAACAGGAGCATACTCTGGCATGAAAGCGTATTGGCGCATCTGATTAGATAGCGCCAAAGCCATCACACGGTCATCATGCGGAGAACCAGACATTGTGCCACGCTCATTACGAACATAAGAACGCAACTCAGCGACAGTAAAACGATCATACAACCGCAATTCATCGCTACGTAAAGCCATACCCAAATCATCAATCAACAAAGGTTTAGACGTACGAGTAGTTTTCCAACCAAACTCTTGCGAAACAGTATTAGTGACCTGATTCAAAGAACGCTTCCTAAACATGTTCGGATAACCCAAATGACGCAACTGAACAATCGTAGTCAAACCATGATTGTTGGATTCCACGCAACACAAAGCCTTGTTGTACCACAAGCCAAGATTATTAACCTCATGCGCTAACTCGTCAGGAGGAATATGGCCATGCCATATTGCGACCTGCTCGCCCGTACGCACATCCAAAACCTGAATACAGGAAAAGTCGCCATGCGCTAAACCCTCAGCAGTATCAACACCCATACAGTAAATATGGTTGCTTTCAGGTTCTTTCCAAACAGTTAAACTCATTCAAAAACCTCAATAAAAATACATTCACCGGGACATTCTTCAGCAGACTCAATAGTAGCCTCAAGGTCAACTTCCTGAACAACAGCCATACCCTCAGCCATCTTCAAAACAGGTTCCGCACCAGAGGAACCATAAATAGTTGACCATTCCTTTTCCTTCACATAAGCCAAACCATCATCATGCATTTGGAAAACATCAGGAGCAATCTCAGCGCACAAGCCGTCGCCAGTGCACAAATCTTGATCTATCCACACTTTTATAGAACTCATGACACTCTAAACTCCACACCGCTGCCCTGAGCGTAATGCAACCAACCAGAGGCACCCTCACGGCACTCCAACTCCATGCTTTCCAAAACATCCAAATCAAAAACAGGGTTACCAGACTTAATAAACGCCTCTTCCGGCGTAGTAGGATACTCCTGCGCGAGTTGCCAAGGCAACATAGAGTCAACTTTCTCCTGATACCACGCATCCGCGCGGTCCTCAGTCGCAGACCACGGAAAAAACATAGGCGCAAATTTGTTTACGCCTGTCTGCGACCCTACCCAGAGTTGATGGTAGAAGTTACCTGAACCGTTAGCGGTGGATAAGCCGATGATGCGTCCGCCAACGTCGGCTACCGGCTCTATGGAAGCCCATGCTTCTTCAGGGTTAGGCAGGAAAGCCCATTCATCCACTACTATGAGGGAGGCAGATTCGCCACGGGCCGGATCTGACGCTGAAGGCATGGATGTTATTTGTGATCCATTATCAAACGCCATTCGTTGTTGATGTTCCATTAACGATTTTGGACCACGGTCTATCATCCATTCAGGCAAATGCTTATATCCGTACTTGGTTTTCTTCAACAACAGAACGGATTCACGTTCTGTACGTGACAGGTCAATAATGTTTTGATCAGGGTGGAAGAACGCCAGCCAGAACTGATGGGCCGCCACTAAGGTGGACCATCCGATCTGTCTCGCTTTAAGGGTTAGCGAGTATCGGTGAGCATCCCAATGTCCGAGAGCGTATCTTTGAGCCTCTCGTAGATCAAACAGTATCCTACCGTGAGCAGGGTGAGCGATATGCCAATAATTGCGAAGAAAATGCTCTTCGTCGTTGACGCATCTACGCCATTCAGCCTCTCTCCGTAGATCAGCGACACGACTCATTCGCGCCTATTGACCAAACCCTAACGGGTAACGTTCCCCGTATTGGATACCGTACTGAGGCGCTTGAAGCCGATCTCGCCCGTATTGGTGGGTATCATACCCGTAACCCCACAACCCAACGTCATAAGGATTAGCCGGAGTTGACACATAGTTTTCACTTGTGCGAGGATCACTTTCATATCTGTAAAAGTTTCCAGTCCCATCATCAAATACCTGCTGACCGCCACTAAACACACCCGGCATAGGCCGACCCGGTATAACCCCTTCTGGGTTTACTCCATACGGGCCACCGTACCATTGACCAGCCGCATTTTGCCGCCAAGGATGCTCTCCCATCATCAAACCATCAAGAGCGCGTTCTATCGCTCCGTAACCAGTTTGTGCAGCATTTATGAAGGGCGAAGTCATTGTACCTACCAAATCAGCCAACACTCCCCATCTGTCCTCCATCACGGGATCTACGTATTCAGAAGGATTAGGAAACGTTCTTACTGGTGGATTAACGTTGTAACCTAAAGCCTCCCACGCAGGAGAAACCGGCCTTGCGCCAAGCCCATAACTACCTGCTTGATTACGGGGATTGTTAGCAGAACCACCACCCAAACCAGTACGACGCGCCTCCGGCGAAGTCGTAGACCTCGCAGAACCAGATCCCAGATCACGGCGACGTGCCTCCGGCGAAGTCACCGCAGGTGTAACAGAACCAGATCCCA